ATTAAATAAACAATTTAGTAAAAACCCAATGATTAACCAAATTCTAAATGAAACTGCAATGGCTCCTGTGAGTAATGATGGTGGTTTTAGAACAATGAATTTTGGACAGGGTGATATGGGGTCTGTTGTAGGTAGAACCGCAGTAGCTGAAAAGATGGGATATGGTGATTTGGCAAGAGGCCCTCAACCAAGTGGATTGGGTGTTCAAACTGGAGTACCTGAATTAGATAAAGCATTAAATAGAGATTATTCAGAATTAGTAAAAAGATTTAATAAGAAATAATGGCTGTATTGTTAGGTCAAAAAATGGTTAAAGATACAATCGCATATAACGATTATGCTATTGGTATTACATTGCCATTGCAAATTGGTAATACGGCATTTAATCAATCTTTTAAAACAATTGACCAAGTAAAAACTAACATTAAAAATCTTTTACTAACAAAAAGAAAAGAAAGAGTAATGCAACCGGACTTAGGTAGTGGATTACAAGAATTACTTTTTAATTTTAACGATGATTTTTTAGGTGATAAAATAGAAGAAGTTATTACAAATAGTATGGAAAAGTGGTTGCCATATGTTACTATTGAACAAATTGATGTTAGACAGACTAATGAATTAAAGGATACAAATAATGTTGAAATTTCATTAACATTTAGTATAACAAATAATGTAGGTATGGAGACAGTAACCTTTACAGTATAAAAAAAATGGCAATAACTACAATAAATAAGAATTTTAAAAACAAAGGTAAAGATATTAAATATCTTAACAAAGATTTTGCTGCATTTAGAGAAAACTTAATTGAGTTTTCTAAAACATATTTTCCAAAAACGTATTCGGATTTTAATGAAACATCACCTGGTATGATGTTTATTGAATTAGCATCGTATGTTGGTGATTCGTTATCTTATTATGTGGATGATACTTTGAAAGAATCTTTAATGCCATACGCTGAAGATATTCAAAGTGTAATTGCTTTAGCACAATTTTTAGGATATAAACCAAAAGTAACATCACCTGGAATAACAACTATATCTGTTTACCAATTAATTCCATCAATAGGTAGTGGAGTTAATAACAAACCAGATGAAACATATTTTCTTAGAATAAAAGAAGGTATGAGATTACAATCAACGCAGAATAATGTATTATTTAGAACTACCGATGTGGTTGATTTTAATGATGTAAATAATAGAGAGATTACAATATATGAAAGAGATGTAAATACTGGAGAACCTACATTTTATTTAGTTAAAAAGTATGTTCAAGCAATTTCAGCAACTGAATCCGAAAGAACATTTACATTTGGGCAATATCAACCATTTCAATCAATAACATTGGATGAAACAAATATTGTACAAATATATGATGTTAGGGATTCCAACGGAAATAAATATTATGAAGTTCCATATTTGGGGCAAGAGATGGTATATATTGAACAACCAATGACCGAAACAAATGATGCTGAATTATATCAATTTAAAACAACAGTTCCATATATTCTAAAAACTATAAAAACACCTAGAAGATTTGTAGCAAAAGTAAATCAAAATAGTACAACTACACTACAATTTGGAGCAGGTGACCCATCGGCATCGGATGAACAATTAATACCAAATTTAAAAAATGTTGGATTGGGATTACCAAATTCTATTAGTAGATTGGAAGAATCATTTGACCCTACAAACTTTTTAAAAACAAAAACATATGGAACATCGCCATCAAATACTACACTTATTGTTAAGTATTTTGTGGGAGGTGGTGTTAGTTCAAATGTAGTTAAAGGTGATTTGACAAGAATAGTCGGAATTGAATATGAAGATGATACAGATTCATTTACAGCAGCACAAACAGCAGTATATAATAGTATTAAAAATTCAGTAGCAGTTGATAACGAAATACCCGCAACAGGTGGTAGAGATGGTGAAACTATTGAAGAGATTAGACAAAATGCATTAGCAAATTTTGGTGCACAAAATAGAGCAGTAACTGCAAAAGATTATCAAGTTAGAGCATTATCATTACCATCTAAATATGGTGGTGTTGCTAAAGCATTTGCAACCGCAGATGGTACATTAGATAACAATTCACCTGCTTCTATATTAGCATCACCAAATCATTTACAAGAGTTTACTGATTTGGTTATGAGTTTTGTTAATAAACCTGATTCAGAAGAAGCAACCATACAATCTGTTAAGCAAGATATTACAACGTATTTAATTGGTAAAGATTCTAACTTAAAAGAAAAAAATAATCCATTTGCAATTAACCTTTATTTGTTAGGATATGATTTAAACGGAAATCTTACAAATCTTAATAAAGCAGTAAAGGAAAATTTAAAAACTTATATGAACGAATACCGAATGTTGACAGATGGTGTTAATATAAGTGATGGGTATATTATTAACATTGGTGTAGAGTTTGATATTATTATATACAACAACTATAACAAAAGTGAAGTACTTACAAAATGTATTACTGAATTAAAAGATTATTTTAATATAGATAATTGGACATTCAATCAAACAATTAATTTAAGCGAAGTAGAATTACTAATAGCAAATGTAGAAGGTGTATCATCAGTACCAATGATGAAAATAACAAATAAATGTGGTGGTAAGTATTCAAATAATTCATATAATGTAGATTCTGCAACTAAAGATAAGACAATATATCCATCTTTAGACCCATCTATTTTTGAAGTTAAGTTTCCGGATTCAGACATTAAAGGAAGAGTAAGATAATGATATATTTTTTAACAGCATCCAAAGATGCATCGGTTTATTTACAACAACCCAATCAAAATACTGGGCTTGATGAAATATTGGAAATAAATAAAGTATATTACGGAAATATAAAAGATGTAACTCATACTTTACTTAAATTTGAAATGGGGTATTTATCATCTTCAATTGTAAGTGGTGAAGTATCAATGAGTAATGCAACTCTTATTTTAAGAGAAACCGAAAGTAATGAAATACCATTGGATTACACAATATTTGCAAATGCATTATCTGGTAGTTGGGAAATGGGTAAAGGTAATAGATTTGATGAAATTGAAACTGCTGGTGTAACTTGGAATTATAGAGATGGTGATAATGGAGTTGAGTGGTTAGAAAATAATTTTAATACAAATACAACTGCTAGTGTAAATAATGGAACTGGTGGTACTTGGTGGACTAATTATCAGGCATCACAGGGATATAGTTATCAAACCGCAGATATTGAAATGGATGTTAAATCTATTTTAAGCGGATGGTTAAGTGGTTCTATTCCAAATGATGGTTTTATTTTAAGAAGAGATGTTGATAAGGAAAGAGATACAAATGATTATGGACAACTTAAATTCTTTTCAAAAGAAACTCATACCATTTATCAACCAAAAATTAGAATAGGTTGGAATGACCAATCAATTGTAACTGGTTCATTAACTGCATTAACAGCGGAAGATATAAAAGTTAGTATATCTAATTTAAAAAAAGAATATAAATTAAATAGTATTCCAAAATTAAGAGTATTGGGTAGAGAGTTGTATCCATTAAAAACATTTAAAAGTGAGTTTGCTTATAATGATGTTAAATACTTACCTCAAACTACATATTATCAAATAAAGGATTTACATTCAAATGATGTAATAATTCCTTTTTCAGAATATTCAAAAGTAAGTTGTGATTCAATTGGTAATTATATAAAATTAAATCTTTCCAATTGGGAAGTTGATAGAAAATATAAAATAGAATTTAAAATAGACACAAATGGTTCTATTTCTTATTTTGATGATAATATAATATTTGGTGTAATTAAGTACTAACATGATAAAAACAGGTTTACAAAATGAAGAAATAATATCCGAACTTTTGGTTAGCGGTTCTCAAGTAATTAATACTAAAAATGATTTCGGAGTTTATATGTTCGAAGAAAAAGAAACTTCGGATGGTGTTGTATTTGGTAAATTACAAAAACCAAAATACAATGAAAATGAGGTAATAAAATCAATTGATACAAAGATTGTAGAATTACTACCAATAGAAGCTCCACAATTACCTGAAACAGTTTTAAAATTTATCTATGATGCAAAAGTTGCTGAAGTAGCAGATTTGACAGAAGATATTAGAGAACTAAATACTGCAATATCATCTTTAGAGGGGACTATAAGTAGTTTAGAAACCGAATTAGAAGCAATAAGAATTGATATGGATAATAAAGATTTGTTGTTAGCAGTTGCTGAAAATAACTCACAACAATCAACAACTAAAGTTCAGAGTTCAATACAAGAATTACAAAACGCTATTCAAAGAGCAACTGCAGAATCCATACAAAGAGTTTCTGCTTATGCTAGAAATGAATCTTTAAAAGGACAAGTAGCACAATATGAAGAACAAGTATCTACGGCAACAACACAAATAGATTCATTGAATGGTACAATACGTTCACAAAATGGTGTTATTTTTGATAAAGATATTGCAATTCAAAAATTAAATCAAGACAACTCAAATCTTCAAACGGATTTGATAAGTAGAGTAAGTCGAGCCGCTAACACTTCCAATCCTAATAGTAGTAGAAAAATTATTTGTGATATGCTATATAGACAAGGATTTATACCTGAACATATATGGGCAGCGGATGAGGCATTTGGTGAGATGATGTTAAAAACAAATAGACAAGTTGCTATGGGTTATTTAATGTGGGCACAATCTGTTGTGGATTATTTTACTGTAAATTCACAATATTCTAAATATCTATATGTAGCTGTAAAACCTTGGTCAGAACATATGGCACATTTAATGGGTGTATTACCAAATGATAATTTAATTGGTAAGGGATTGCACTTTATAGGTTGTCAATATTCATTATTCGTATATACTGCAGTTAAATTTAAAAGAAAATATAAAAAGAAAAAACTATCATTAGGATGGCTATAAAAACATTTAAAGAAATTATAGATAACAAAGGTTATAGAATTGAAGCCAAAGATAGAGAAATTTTTGAGCAGGGAAACCTACAATCTT